TGGCTTAAAGTTGCCATTCTGATCATCATAACATAACGTTGAACCCGCTTTTGTTGCGAAATTACCGTTACCAAATTTTAATGTTTGTGCCATTTTTTAATTTTTTATTTTTTTATTCAACTGTATATCCAAAATTAATTCCCAAATCTGAAAAACTCATCCAAGATACTAAACATTCAAGTTCCAAATCGGTCAATGCTTCTTTAAAAACTGCAACGGATTTGGTGTTTCCGTAGAAATCTGCATTTCCACTTCCATCATCAAAATTAACATTAGTTAAAGTTCCACTTGAAAATGTTGTGCCACTTGTATCTGTTGCTAATTCAATTCCATTTACCCAAATAGCAAAATCATTTACTTTGTATTTAATTGCTATTTTATTAAATTCAGTTAAATCTGAAATTGTTATGTATTCATTAAATTGTAAACTGCCATTAGATAAAAATACTCTTATTTGATTTGATGTAGATGTATATTCTAAAACCAATACTTGTGAATTTGAACCATTGTTTAAAGTAACTTTTCTACCAGATCCATCATTAGCCAACGCCGATATTTCCGCATATAAAACCCCTTCAGTTGAATTTATCAAATTACTTGATCCCGCGTTGTTTGCGACATCTGCCAAACGAGTTGTAGCGCTTCCGCTATTGGATCTGATATAACTTGTTGGATATGAAGCAACTTCAAATTGTGCGCCCCAAATGTAAAATCCAGAACTTCCATCTCCTTGATAATTTGTAGTATTATCTTTAACCATACTTATATAAAACCTTACACCAGAGCCACTTTGCGAAACAGTATAAGTCAAAGTGCATCTAAACCAATCATTACCAAAACTTTGAATTGAAAAAGTAGGAGTTACTCCTGAACCTACTGATGTTGAAGTTCCATTTGTTAAATTAAAATTAACTTTAGGATTTTCTCCTCCTCCAGATGCAAAAGATTGAATCTGTAAATCTCTTTCGCTTTTTTTAGCAAATAAAGATAATGATACTACATTATTTACTGAAGAAGTTGTATAAACTGGCTGAACAAGTAAAAAGTGTGAGCCATTAGCAGTATCTTCAATTAACTTACTAGCATTTAATGTACCATCTGGAGATATTGTTGAATTACTTGTAATTGATGCTCTTGTTTTTGCCCAATATGAATTACTAAACGCTTCAGAATAAGATACTGAATTAGTCCTCTGCGGTTCAAATTTCCAACTCCCAACCCCTCCAGTATAATCAATTCTTGGAATGTTGCTTGCAACAGTTTGAATTAATCCGTTTGAACCGACGCGAGTTGCTGATGAATTTCTTGTAAAATCGAAATCGGCGTTTAATGCTTCTTTTACAGATACGTTGTCTATTGAACCAGTAAAATTATTACTTGAGCCAAAAATTATATTATTATTACCTCCAGTTCTATCTACATAAGCCGTGTATGTTCCCAAAGCATTTGCAGATACATTAATAACGCCTACGCTTTGGTTTAACCCACTATAAACATTGAGAGTTCCACTTGTATAATTTGTAACAGAAAAAGCAACTTGAACACTACCAGATTGAGTGCCTATGTCTTGAAATAAAGAAACTGCTGTTGCGTTTACAAAATTAGCAGCGCCTAAAGATATGGTTGTTCCCGTTCCTTTAGTCCAATCACTATCAGTTGCAAAATCGCCATTAGTTACAAGTTCAGGCCCGTAAGTTTCCACCGGTTTAACGCTTAATATTTTACCGGTATCATAAGCCGTTGGCGTTGTAATTATTGATGCTTTTTGTAATAAATTACTCATTTTGTTTTCCCTTTAAATTGAACATCTTTCAAACTCATCTAATATTTGAGTTGTTCCGCTTGCATTTTCAAAATATGCTGCGCGCGATTGTAACGCACTTAATAATGTGCTAACTTCACCAATGGCCTGATTGACCTGAATTTTTAAACCTAATCCAATCATTTGCTATTATCTTAAATAACAAACAACTTTCCCACTTGCAACGGCAACATCATCGAAATTCCCGTAAATAACAACCCCGGCAGCTAATGCCAAAGATGTGATTGAAGTATCACCGCCAATGGTGTCAACATCACAAGAAATTGTTGATGATTCGATTGCTTGAATCGCGCAAAAGTTTTCACCCGCTACCGATGTAGCTGAAGCCGCTATGATTCGCAACCCTTTATCACCAAAGGATAATTTCTGAAATTCGCTTGTTTGATATAAATTTGAAGCCATAAAAATAATTTTAAAATTTTATAATATTCACAAAAATACAAAAATTAAAATTGTTTCGCTTTTTAATTTTTTCCTTGGCCCCTATATTTTTTTTTATAGTTCTTTGATTTCTTTGAATGCGAAGTTTTGCATTTAGAATGAACGCCTTTGCGCTTCTTTTTTACCTTTTCAATTTTAATATCTCTGATTTGATTTTTTGCCATTTTATTTTTTGATTGTGATATTCTTTGAAATCTTTTCAGCACTTCGGCCCACAACATAGCCGCCAATTCCTAACTGTAACAAGTTCCAAAATTCATCTTCCAACTCTGGTATTCTAAAATCAAATAAAGGCGCTAAAAACTTAACGTAAATCACTATAAACCCAAACGCAAGCATTAGAATCGGCCTCCAAGAACGTTGCAACCAATTACCTTTTGCCTCTGTGACTATAATTTCAGTTTGCATTTTTTGCAATTCAAGTTCCTTTTCTTTTAAAACTTGTATGATTTTATTTTTTGCCTCAATGCGTTCCTCATCGTTAGTAAAAAGATTGTCAATTATATCGCCAATTTCTTTAATAACATTACCACCTAAAAATTCTAAGATTTTTTTCATAAATGTTTGTATTCTTCAAAAGCATCAAAACAAGGACAACTTTTCGCTGCAAATTCTCGATGTCCGTGAATAGTTACATCATCCCCGTAAATAGATTTTAATGTTGTAAGTAAATTTAAAAGGGAAATTTTTTGTTCTTTGGTTCTAGTGTCTTTTGCAATCCACTTTCCGTTCTTTCCTCTTTCAGATTCTACGCCTCCGATATAGCAAATCCCAATTGAATTTTTATTCAACCCCTTTGTGTGAGCCCCAGACCTTTCAATTGGCCTTCCAACCTCTGTAAGTCCATCTAAAGATATAATATAATGATAACCAATATCAGACCAACCCCTTTTTAAGTGCCATTTTCTTATAGTATCAACTGAAATATTTTTGCCTTCTTGTGTGGCCGAACAATGAACTATTATTTTATTTATTTTTCGCATCTATATTCTTTTTTTTATAACCTTCATAAATTTTTTGGAAGGTGTAAATTATTGAAGCTAATAAAAGTATAATTTTTAAACTGTTTTCAACGTGTGTGAAACTAATCATTAATGAAATTGAATTAAATATACCGAGTTTTATATCGTTTGGTGTCATAATCTTATTTTTAAAAGTAATTTAAACTTGTTGTATTTTATTTGATATTTCTATGATTGCGCGAAAATAGGTGTGATCTTTCAAATCATCTTGTAGATATTTTACGCCCTCGTTTACTGTTGTATATATTTTAAAACCTTCGGCGCTTAAATCAATATATCCATTTGACCGGGTTCGAACCAATTCCAAACACTTTGACACCATTAAATTCACATCTAATTCACCGCCATCATCGGAATAAAATCTTGTTATGCATTCGATTCGTGTAATTGTTTCAGTAATAAATGAAGTTTGATTTTGATCAACTTCATCGCTTGATAAACTGTAAACACGAATTGCGGGATATGTTGAATTAGTTGGAATCCTATTGAAAACCGGGACAACCGCGCCGTTAATCGTCACCGCATTGGTTAATTTAGCAATGATTCCGCGCCTTATATAATGAATTGCTTCTAACATATCTTTTTAATTTATTGCGTTGTTTAATTCGCCTTTTAATCTATTTAATAAAGTTTTAAAACCTATTCGCGCCGAACTAAAAAAGAACGGCCGCGCCGGCAAATTAACTTCTTTTATTCCTTTGCCTTTAAATTGGGCCGCATAACTTGCGGGAATACCTAATTGCAACATATCATCCAAATCAACCATTCCACCGGTTCCAAATTCAACATAAGGCGCATAATGAGCGCCGGCAATTACTTCAACCGTTTTACCTTTGCGTTCGGATTTTATTGACTGTTTTAACGTTCCTTTGTCAACCGGCGCGTTTTGTTTTGCTAATCTTGCGATATCCATTGCAGCCCGGCCCAATTCATTTGACAATGTTTTTTTGTCAAACGCTCGTAAATTGTTTAACTTCTTTTTTAATTGTGCTAAATCTGAACTGTTAATTTTCATTATTTTAATTCGATTTTGTTGCGGTTAATTTAGTGTGAAAATCCAAATCCAATTCAAATTTTTCGTTTATTCTATAATTTTGCGAACCGCCTTCAATTGTAAATATATCGCCAATGACAATCAAATCCGCCGTTTTCTTACGCATTAATATTTCAACTTCGATTTCGTGATCACGTTTGCCGAACTTCTCGTTTATTTCACCGTTAATTTGCTTTAAATCGCACCAAACAGATGCAACCGTTGACAATGTAGACGTAAACCCTCCAAAACCATCAGGTGATTTAACTAAACGTTTAATTGTAATCTTTGAATTTAGTTTTCCGGCTTGCATTACAGAAACATTGTTTTATATGATGTTAAAATTACCTTTGTATTTGTTGGAATTTCTGAAACCTCCTTTGAACTTCCGGATTCAAAATCCGCGCGGTTATCATAATACGTTGATATTAATTGCAACATTGCTTGTTTAATAAGTGAATCATTTAAACCGGTTGTTATATATGTAACCTTTACACGTTCAGCACCTCCGCCATCTAATTCAATGGTTTCATTGTCTAATCCTAATACTTCAAACGCGGTTGTATTAGTTCCGCTAACGTTAACCGTTGAAATAATTTCAACCGGGCCAAATGGCAAATCAAAAACGCCGTTTGTTGTTGGTAAATAATACGTTCGGTTTTTTCCAACGATATCGCGGGAAATATAGTTTTCGCACCATATACGCGCTTGCGTTATCATAGCCGAAATAATATTGTCATCAGATGCCGTATCAATACGAACGTAATCTTTAACTTCTTGAGCGGTTAAAATTTCATTTCCAGTTGTTGAATTAATCTTTATCTGTCGCATTGTCTTTATTTTCTAAATATTCAACTTTTAATTCTTTGGTTTCAATTTCGATTTTGCTTTTCTTCTTTGTTACTTTAGTTGCAAACCCTTTTTGAATCCATACTTTGGCAACATCATCAGAAAGTTCGATTTTATCGCCTTCATTATAACGTTTGCCGTTTCTTAAAATTGATTCTTTGATTTTTAAATTCATAATATAAATTTTTGTAAAGATAAAAAAAAAGCGCCACAATTAAATCGCGACGCTTTTTAAACAAAACAAATATGAAAAACACTATAACAATGCAAAGTTATTAAAATTTTTTGAATATTTACCGCCCTTGTTTATAACAATTGATTTGATGACACCATCATTTTCAAAAATATAAAAACCTTTATGAGAATTTACCCATATAGCGAAGTAATCAACATCACTTAATGAATATGATTGTTTGTTTGTGTTACGCAAATAACAACGAACATTGTCAGCGTCTTTTGTAACCGATTTAATTTGGATCTTTTTAAGGCCGTTAATTGTTTCAATGATACAATCATAAGGCGATGAATCTAATAATGGAAAAGAAACGTGCATTTCGCGTTCCATTGCCATCGTTGCAAACTTATATTCAGCTAAACAACCGATTAAATTGTTATCCATTTCGTAAAACTACAAAAAAAACCGGTTGAATTAACAAACCGGCTTTTCAAACAAAACAAAATAAAACTATTATTGGGTATTATCTTTAGTAGTTGCAACGCTTATAGCTATGATTAACAGAAATAAGGCGCAATAAATATCGTTGAACTTCATAATTTGCCTTATTGCAAAAAAGAAAAATATTATTGGTAATATAATTTTGATTCTTTGTTCCATTTTACATCATATCAGCTTGAAAACATATATTAGAACACGGCCCCGGTTTTTCTGTTTCACAACCGCAAACGCCGCATTCAAATTTAGGTTCATTATCTTCAGATAAATAATCGTAATAAAACATATTTAAAATTTTAGTTTAACATTTCTTTTAACATATTTCAACTCGCGTTGTAAATAATCAATTGCCTTTTCCAAATCTTCAACTTCGTTTTCCTTTTTTCCGGCGCGACAAACGTATTTTAAAACGTTACCGCGGTTGAAGTTGAGTTTAAAGTCCTCTATGACGTCAATTAAGTCGTATATTTTACCGTTTTGGTAGTGTTTAGGTATATTAGCCATAATTAAATTTTTAAAGCGCTTAGAACGCCGTTAAATTGATATCCCAATTAAAAACCCTATCATAAGTAATAAACCTGACAAAGTAAATGCGATAATAAGATCAGCATTTGAATCTTTTCTTTCCCTGAATTCCTCAATTTCTTTCGGTGTGTAAACTTCAATTCGTTTACCTTTTTGCTTAATGTGTAATCCCGTTGGTGTTTTTTTTGCGTCTTTCATAGTATTAAAGTTATGGGCCGCCGAAACGGCCCGGGTTGTTTTTATAATTTAATTCTGTATTCTTTAGGATATTTTTTTATACAAGATGCACCTAAATAGAATAAACCTTGTGAATATAACCCTTCGTTTTCAATTTCTTCATCTGTTACGCTTGCAAGAATAACTTCAGGCCCTTCGATAGTGTTAACCGCCCAACTTTTACTTTTTAATTGCTTACCGCAACAGTCGCAACTATTTTCATCATATCCATATTTTTCAATGTTTGAATCAAATTTTTCAGAAATTAAAAATTCTAATGTTTTCATAATAATTAAATTTATTTGTTTTGTTTGATACAAATATATAACTAATATTGAGAAATGAAAGAATTTTTTTAGTTTTTTTTAAAGTTTTTTTGATTCTTATCTGTTGGAAGCCCTAAAAATTAAGCATAAAAAAAAGGGCCAAACGGCCCTTTTAGTTTAATTATGCAAATAATTACGGAGTTTCTAAAGCGGCTTGAGCCGTTGCGAATTGTCCTTTTACAAATGCATTTGGTAAATAGTTTGTTAACGCTATTCTTTCAGATACTCTTACAGTAACAAAACCATCTCTCACGTTAGTTCCATCTTCTCTGAAAAATTCAATATTAACGCCCTCACGAACCCAAAGTTGTGTTCCAATGCCAAAGTTTCCAATTAAGAAATCACCGGCAGCAATTGCGCTATTCAATACAACTTTAACGCCCATAAATACTGGCTGTAAACCACCATATGCAGCATCTTTAATATAGTTGTTAGTTGTATCTTTTAACAATAAGATTTTGTGAAAATCTGTTGGGTTTAAAAGAATTGTATCCGCATTATAGTTTAATAAAGATAATTGATTTAAAGCAGCAACAATTACGTCAAATTGATTAGCGGAATCAACCGTATCAGCATAACTCCCTGCAGCAAATGCCGGTGCTGAATTTACAATTCCACCTAAATCATTTCCAGTTAAAATATTAACATCTTCAACATCAAGTAATTTTTCAGGCGCACGCGCTGAAAGATAAGATGTAAGTTGTGGCGTATCTGCTAACATTTCTTCAGAAATACGGAAATAAGTTCCGATTTTTTTAACGTTTGCATTAACCGCAGTCATATCAAAATCGGATTGTGTTAATGTAACACCTTCAGCCGTTACAGCCGCACCATTTGAATATCCTGATTCCTTAACATAACGTACAACATCACTTTGTGTTGAACCTAATGAAAGTAATTGACGGATGTGAACCGGTCTTGTTGGATCGAATTTATATCCCGCTACTCTGTCAGCCGGTATTACTTCGCCAGTAAAATCAGCGCCAACAGTCATATCAGCTTTGATTTCAAATCTTGCACTTCTTGAATTTCCTTTTGTAAGTCCTTCAATTGCACCGTTTTCGATTGCTTCAGATAATGCACCTTTAAAAGTCATTTTCTTGCTAGCGTTGAATTGCTTCTTGTTAGCTACTTCAAACGCATCAAAACGTTCGTTTAATTTGTTGCTAATTTCAGCAACTTCACTTTTTACAATTTCAGATGCTTTCACTTCAATAGTGTTTGCAACGTCATTGTTTGATTTTTCGATTTTTGAATCGATTGAATTAGATATCTGATCTAATTGGTTTTTTAAATTTTCTTCCATTTTTAAGATTTTAAGGAATTTAATAAATATTTTAACACTTCTGAATCACTATGTTTTACCTCAACATTCGGCAAAGTGGTTTCAACAACCGGCTTTGTGAACTCCATAAATAATGATTTTAATTTTAAAACTTCGGCCTCAATAGCAAATCCCATATCATCGGAGATTTTGCCGTTTCGAAGTAATTTTGATAAATTGTCGTAACGCTTGGAAATCTTTTCCAAATCAACGTTTCCTTTAACGTCTAATATTTTGGCTTGGTCATTCGCTGCATAAGTAACGGCGCTAATTTCGTAAAGTTTAACTTCACTAATTTCACGGTAATCACTTTTATTTTGTTTTTGGATTGGCAATATACCAACTGAATTTTCTGTTATTACGCCGCCCTTCATAAGTTGAACAACATCAGTTCCCAATTGTGTTTTTGGAATCTCTGCAACGAAAACAAGCCCTTTATCATCTTCATAAAGTTCAAGCATTTTTCCGATTGGTTGATTCATATCGTGTTGATATAGATATTTAACACGTTCACCGTTTTCGGCTATTGTCTTTTTATAGGCGCCTTTAGTAATGATATCATCGTCAGAATCTTTGTTTCCAAAATATGATCCATAACCTTTGATAATTCCGGCCTTTTCATCGGCATCAATTAATTCACCAACTGGCGCCGCTTTGTAAAGAATTGTATTCATAAGAAAAATTTTTGTAAATATACGGATTTTTAAATTTTGTTAAAATAAATTAGAGCCACCCGCAGCAAGCCCAAAACCTATATCACTAATTTCACCAACTGTTTGCGCTACTTCTTTCGGAAATGGCGCTACACTACAACGGCAATTAATAACCTCAGCACTTGGCCCGCTTGGATCACCCGGATACATTAAAAACGAACCGCCAACCATAAACGCGTCATTGTATGGAATTGGTTCAGAGCCACCCGCTTCGGCGTGTGTGTCGCGCGTTCTATCATCAAACGACGCAATCCATTCTTTCATCATTTGGGCGCCCGGAAATATTGTTGTCGCTGATTGCATTGTTGCGAAGTTAGCCGCGGCCGTTGCTTCAGTACGAACTAAACGCGCCGCTTGATATCTTGCATAATTATCAAATTGATTGTTTAATATACGGGCCTTTTCAGTATTGCCTAACGTCATAAATTCCGGATCGGACATAAAACGTTGCGTTATTTTAATTAGCGTTTCCTTAGCCGTTCCCGATACCAATGTAACGCGTTGCGCTGCAACGGCTGAACCAAATGAAGCAAATGAATTTATCCATTGGTCTACAAATTGGCCCGCTTCAACGCTCTTTGTGATGTATTTGTCGAAATTCTTGGCGTACCATTTAGCAAATTGCAAACCAATATCAGTATATAAATCGCGGTAGGTTTTTGATAAATCGCTTTCAGAAAATAATAATTGAAAATTTGTTTGGCCTTCAGAAACAAACGATTCAACGCCTTTTTTATATTCCGTTTTATAGTACCGTTTAACCTTTGATAATTGACGGCGTTCGGCTTTGTCAAGTTCATTTTCAAAATCCCTTTGCCAATTGTCGCGATTTATTTTCAAACTTTTATTTTTTTGCTTTGATGTATTCCGAATTAGAATTGAATGGCATATAATAACCGCCTATTTGGTGCGAACCATTTCCGCCCATTTCAATCGCTCGAAGTTCTGCATCGTTTTTTGTGCTGAATAAATCTTTTAATTGAAGTTTATTTTCTTTAACCACCGTTTTAATTTCCGCTTTACTTAAAAACTTATTGACGTCAATGTCAATCGGTTCAATTGGCGCATCCATTTGCTCGGGATTAACCGGAATTAAATTTGCCGGAACAAAATAATCGTTTAGCGCTTCATCATCTTCATCAACTCCGTAATTCATAACGGCACGTTTTTCGTTTGGCGTTATCCACCACGCTTTGGATAGCTGATCAACAACTTTGTCGGCCTCCTCTTGAAGTTCTGGAATAACCGTGAAATCAAATTCAATACAAAGTTTATTGCCATACATTGGGGCCAACCAACGGTTTAATTCTTCTTTAATTTTTATTAATTCAGGAATCACCGCGTTTTGATATAACGCTTTTTTAGCTTCCTTCATATTGTTGTAAGAACTCGAATCGGTATTGTTTAATAATTGAACCGGTACGTTGTAGATATTACACAAATCCTTTACAGATGCGTTATATTGTTCAATCAATGATAAATCGGAAGCATTTAATCCAAAGTTAACCCAACTTAATTTTTTAGGTGTGATAATAACATCACCCGCATTAGATGAACCTTGGAATTGTTTTCTGAACTTATCTTTTAACTGTTGCGCCTGAACCTCATTCAAATCACCTTCTTCAGACATCAATAACCCTCTGGCCGTTTGGTTTTGTAGATACTTAACACCCGTTTGGATTGCTTCATTGTTAGTTGTAAGCGAACGCAAACCCGCTTGTAATGGCGATTGACCGTATAAATGCGAACCAGTTCCATCATATAAGGGATTAAAATCTTTAATATGGCAAATATCTTTTGCCGGGATTTCGAATTGTCCGTTGTATTGAACTTTATATTTTTGAACGGGTTCCATTATACCACCGGAAATGATTTCCATTATTTGAGATGGCATTGCGTAAAGTTCTGTATATTTTCCAACTCTTGGGCCGGTTTCTGGCCCAACTCCGTAGATGTAACGGTTGCCGGTTAATTTTCCGAATGATATTAATTCAGTAATAAATGCATTGTAGGATTGGGCCGCATTTGGCCGCTCTAAAATCTGATGTAATTCCGTATCACTTAATTCAACTAATGAACGCTTTTGTAATAACGCCGCTTTCTGTATTGTTGTGCTATCAATTGAGCCGCTAGTCATTGATTTATAACGCTTGTAATCGTTTTCGTTTTGTATCTCATAGATTTGAAACGGAATCGTTGTTGCGGCCTTTGTAATCAAGTTAATCAACGAATAAATCGTTGCGTTTTTTCGATAACCTTCTTGAATATATGAATCATCGTTTTCAGGATTCCAAACAATGGATTGGCCCAACCAATTATAAATCGCTTTGTTATAATTAATATTTGTGTTTTGTGAACTTTTATTGACAATTGATTTGAAACGATCTAAAAATGAAGCCATAAATGAATTAAATAAGAAAATTTTCGTAAAAATACAAAATTAAAATTTGTTTTATACAATAAAGAAATTGTTGATTAAATTACGTTCAATTGAATATGATGTTACATCAATATGTTCATCGTGTTTGGCGTTTGGAAATGTACTAACTTGATGAATAAAAGCATCATTCCAATTATCTTCAATCAGGTAAACGCGGCCCCCTTCAATAAATGGTGATGATGCGCGCGCCCTCTCTATTTTTGAATATCTTACAAAGTTTGTTTTTAATTCAGATACATTAAAATTTGTTTCACGCCTTAACAATTGAACCAATGATTTTCCCGATGCTTTAGGTTCAACCAATATTTGCGTCACATTAACGCCGCAAGATTTAACAAACGTCGTAATAAATGACTTTAATTCAGGCATTTCCAAATATTTATCAATGCTTTTAAATATGTAAAGATTATCACCGCTTTTCCCGCTTATTTGAATCCCGGTTGGATCGTTCTTTGTGTCTTTAGTGTAGGCGCCATCAATATACATTTCAAACATTATATCGTTTGGCATTTCGGCGCGTTTGATTGTTTGGAACCATTCCTTTCGCCATTCGCCACCCTCCGGCGGTGACGGTATTTGTAAATATTGGCCGCTAAATGTGTAACGATCGGCTTGACGTATTGCCTCCAATTCATCAAATGAATGTTTTTCGGGCCATAATGGAACGTTGTTTTCATCTAATGCCGGGAGTTTTAAATGATGCCAATGTTCACCGCTTCCGCCATCTAATAAATAACCAGATAAATCTTCTTCGTGTAATCGCTGCATAATCACAATGACTGGAACGGTTCTGTCGTTAACACGAGAACGGATTGTTGTGTTGTATCGGTTATTAATAAACGAACGCCTAACATCTGAAAGCGCATCATCGGGTTTTAACGGATCATCAATGATTATGGCGCCACCGGTACCGGCCCCGAATCCCGTAATTGCACCACCTGAAGCCGTTGCATATACGCCGCCGCCTTCTTTGGTGTACCATTTCTTTTGGCTTTGTGAATCCTTCTTTAAGTTAATGCCCCAAATACGTTGAAACGCATCGGAATTGATATATTCCTTTGTCATTGAACTATTATCAAGCGCCAATGAATCTGAATAGGATAAATGTATAAACTTTGATTCGGGCCGCTTTGCTAATGACCACGCAATAAACATTTTAACGGCGATTTCTGTTTTACCATAACGAGGCGGCACATTAATTATAAGGCGCTTTATTTGCCCGTTATTCACCTTTTGCAGCGTATTTGCTAGCGTTTCGTGAAATTTAGCGGCTTCGAACTTTTTACCGGTATTTTCTTTAAAGATATAGCGCGTAAAGAATAATAAAGAATTTTCGCACTTTTCTTTTATTATTTGGTTAATACTCATTATTTAGAATATCGTCAATTTTTTGTTTTGCTTCGGGTGATAATTTTGTTGTTGATACTTCGGCGGTCATTTCTACTTCACGCCTTTCAATATAGCCGCGTTTCTTGCCTTTTGTTTTTAAATAAAATATTGTTGCGGTTGTGTTGCCTTTTTTAATTTGCTTATGCAATTGCGATTCAGCAAAGTCCAAAGTCATATTTTGCAGTTCATCAACGGCATCACGAAATTTAGTATCTCGGTTATAATGTCCGTAAAATGTTGAACGGTTGCACCCTACAATTTTACACGCCGTAGTAACAACGCCCAATGATTGTTCGAGCGCTTCCAATAGATTTCCTTTTAATATGTTGGTTTTTGTTGCCATAACGCAAAGATAAAAAATAAACGCACATAAAAAAACCCCTCATTTCTGAAGGGTTAAATTAATAATTCGTCAAGGTTATCTTGTTTGAATTATTCCAACGCGTCCGTTGTTTTATTTTCCGCACAACTCGCAGAACTCTTTTGGTTCATCGGTCACTTCTTTAGGTTCATCATCAATAGGTAAATCAAACACGGGTAAATCAACACCCCAATCGGTTAATTCTTTAACATCCCATTCATTAGCTAATATATCCCAATCCCATTCACCAAACCCAGAATTATCTTTTATTATGAATCGACGCTTTTGTTCAGGTGTTAAACCTTTCTGGATGTCAATAGGTATTTCAAACAATCCGGCCGCTTTACACGCTTTTAAACGCATATTACCGCCCAATACTGTCATTGTTTCATCAACAACAATAGGCCGAATGTCCATCATCCAACCATCTTCCTTGATTGATCTAACAAGTTTTTTAAATTTAGCATCTTTTATTAAACGCGGGTTTGAAGGTGTTTCATTAACCTCTTTAATGCTTACTACTTTGCGCATTTGGTTTATTTAGTGTACCAAACGAAAGATATTGCAAAGATAATAAAATGAAGTTCCAAACAATGTTCAACTTCATTTTCAACTTCAGATTCCAAAACAACGTGATCCATTGCAGAATCCCAATAATTAACCCCAACGCATAAACCGTAAATTGGATAAATAACTGTATTAAAATTTAATCTCATAACGCCCAATATTTTTGGTAAATATACAAATATAATTCCCAACATTTATTTTGGGCTTCTATATTAGGATAGTAAGAAGGCGATAATGTAATTTTATTATTGTCGTTTATTTCTACTTTTAAACCTCTCTTTGTAGGTTTAACGCCAACCTTAATGTTGTTTTTTAAACACCATTGTAATGCTTTGTAATGGTTTTCATTTACTTTTATTTTTTTAGTCATAATTGATAAAATTTGTCAACAATACGGGCTTGCTATATGCATTAAGTTTTAAAATGGTAAACTGTCGGTTATTACTTCAAACTTTTTGGAGGCCAAAGAAATATCTTTATAAATTCCGCCGGCAGTAAAATCGGGCGCTATATCAAAATCACCCAATTGGCCGTTTTCTTTTCGTTTAACTTTTTCAACATACATTTTAACAATGTCTGAATTATATTGGGTTTTCTGTCCTATGCAACGAAACACAATCATTCCGTTATATGCTTTATTAAAGAAATCAGCGCTTCCGGATATATCGTAAAGAGTTGGTTTTTTATAACTGCCATTGTCCGATTCGATTTTTCTTGGATGGGCCACCAAAAATAAATGTGTGTTTGTTTGCTGACAAAATTGCGTTATTTGCGAAAGCGCTTTTCCGATGTAAGAATGGTCACGTTGCGCCGAATGGTCAAGCATATTCCACGGGTCAATTACGCAAACGTTAATCCCTTTTTGAAATACCAAATCCCTGAAGGCGTTTAATATACCCTCCAACGTTAAATTTTCTAAATCAATTTTAACCCAAAAGAAATGATCCTGAATAAAATCTTTGGTTTGGTTTAAGTCATCGTTATTACAATTCTTTTCATTTAATTTATTTGCAATTCGTTTAATGTGGCCCTCATAAGGAAATGATTCAGGTGAAAACATAGCGCATCGCATATCATAACGCGTTGCCATATTGCAGCATATTTGGTCAACAACGTCAGATTTACCGGCGTTTGGTATTCCGGTCACAACTGTCCATTCACCCGGTGACATTTTAAAGTAATTATCTGAGTTTGGCAATCCGATTGAATAGTTCTTGACACCGTTTTCATTATAGTTTAAAACATTATCCCAAATATTATCAATGTTTAGAATGCCTTCCAATGGGAAGTTTTTAGCGCCTTTTATTATATTACGCAACGTTTCCCCTCCCTTTGACATTAAGACCTCGTTAGCGTCTTTAAAATCGCCAAATTCAACGTATTTGCAACGATATGCGCCGAACCTTCTGGCTAATTCATTACGGAGTTCGATTCCCGGATTGTCATTGTCGGTGCAAATTATAATCTGTTTTTTATCTTTAAAATATTCAAAACAATTATCCAGATATTCTAAACGTTGATTTCCTTTTGATGCACCATTTGGAACGCTACAAACGGAATACAAACCGGATTCGTGTAATGAAAGCGCATCCATTTCACCCTCTACAATATAAACCGTTTCCATTTCTTTGACATTGTCAAGGCCGTAAAATACAAGTTCAGCGCCAGAAACCATTTTAAAATTCTTTTCGGAATCTCTATATTTTACATTTAACAATTCATTATCACGGTAGTAATTGAAATTAATTGCGCGGCGCTTTTTACCTACTTGCGGAAAAAACTGTAATGATTCGCCGATTTTCCAATGTACCAAAGTTGGTTCTGTTATCCCTCGTTTATTAAACCATTCAACAACTCGCGATGTCAGATTTACTTTTATTTTTTCGGGTTTAACGTATTCGGGTTTTTTCTGAAATTTAGTTGTGCCGCTAAATCCGCAGTTGTGACAATTAAATAAACCTTGATCCAAATCAACAGATAAACATTTGTCGCGTTTGTTTTTACGTGTTGCGCTGCATTCCGGGCATTGTGTTTTAATTTTGCCGATTGATTTATTGCCGACATCAATATTAAAATCGTTAAAAGTTTTCATTTGTTATAGTTTTGTTTTGGCTAAAGTAAAAATATTTTTTTAATTATTACAAGTTTTTCAGAAATAAAAGTTCATCTTCATTAACTAATTTGTTTTGATCCAAGCAATAGGCCATTACTCGGGTTTGTCTTAAATTGGATTCCTGAAATAACATTTCGTTTGTTGCATATCCTTTGAACTGATAGTTTGGATATTTTTCACAAACAAAAAAAGCAAACAAATCAACATCGCATTTGTTAAACTTGGGAACCATTAGCGGGAATTGTTTTTGTGATGTCTTTACATCAACGGACATTGAAAGCCAATTGCAATCGTAATCATCTGTTTTTTGACGCTTTGAAGTGTTTTTAATTTCAAAATCTGGAAACGTGTTTTTTTCGCGACAAAATATGTATTCAGCGCCAAATCCAAAAACGTTTAAGTTAACGCCACCAAATTCAGCAACACGGCCCGCACCATCCCAACCGGTTTTTTCTTTGTTAGATTGGCGCATTTCAGCCACTAATTCAACAATCTTTTGTTCGTGAATGTCTAACGTGTATATTTCATTTATTTGCAGCATATTATTGATTTTTTATTATATAGGTTTTTAGTTCATTAAATTCATTGGTTTGCATTAATTGTTTTAAATGAAATTCAAATAGTTCACCGCCTTTTGTTTTGGCGCCTAATTCTTGTTTTCCATCCGCTGCGCTTGTATATATATAAAACTCATTTAATCCCTTTACTTTTTGAAATCCTATTGGTTTTGTTTTTGATTTTTGCATCAGCATAAAACGATCAATATATTTAATCCCGTTTTTATCTAAATTTCTAAACTTTAAAATACTTAAAAAATTAGTTTGCCAGAAATCATCGGCCCGCAAGAACTTTGTGATATTGTAAACATCGCGCAAATCATATTTATCAATTCTTTGAATTTTGTCAAGACAATCCATCCAACGGTTTTTTTGATTTTGTGTTTTGGGCTTATATTGAATTGGAAATAATTCTACAAAATGCGGGAACGCCTTTAAAACGGTTAAATTGTATTGTGGCGTTTTCGATTTCGTGGGTATTTCTTCTTTTAGTATTTCTTTAGTTATATAGTTTATATTAGTATTACTTTGTTGCGGATTTACCGGGCCCGGTTTAACCGCCGCGGTTTTCACCGTTGCGGTTTTTCCCGTTGCGGTGGGCTTTACCTTCTTAGGTTTGTCATTTAGATAATAATTATAACCGGCAAATTTTCCGCCTTTTCTTATTTCTTTACGTACTAAAAACCCCGAATTTATTAGCTCTTTTAAACGTGTATTAATGGCGTCTTTTCCATCCTTAAAATGGCCGCAAATAAACTGAACGGTCATTTCTGTTTTTGATTCGTGTGAAAAAAGCCAACAATATAATCCGGTTGCGCTTGATGAAATTCCTTTATGCCTGAATATAGTGTTTGGCACGATTGTAAACCTTTCGAATTTCTTTGGTTTATATATTTTGTTTATGTCCATAGTAAAAAAATAACCCTATCAAATCAGCGGTTGCGGGCGCGTCATCAATAGGGTATTGAAAAAAGTTAGTGTTGCCGCAACTCAACTTTACAAATATAAAAAATAATCTTTTACAAAATGTGATTATATTTCACATTGTCACAAAAAGAACGCAAATCATTAAATATTTTTTTTAGTTCATCAATATCAATTTCTGAATCTTCATATTTAAACCATAGCAATTCAATCAATAAATCAAATTCAACCCGCGTTGATGTACCAACATAGTGATATGTTACGGCAATTTTATCCGATTTGGATTGTGTCCACCTAATTTTTTGATTTGAATCATCAAAATAAACCCCCTTATATTTCATTTTTTTTAACTTTTAAATTTCATTATTAAAGTATTTGTTTATAGTGTTAATACAATCGTCAAAATTATTATGCCAATCAACCGCCCAGTTGCAGTTTTCAAGCCATTTAAGCCACTTTATTTGATTTGGTGTAGGTTTGTTATATTTGTACTTTAACTCGAGCGCTAAACCGCCCTTGTTTTTGTTAGGCGTAAATATCAGTAAATCAGGGATTCCGGGCTTTGCGCCCAGATACTTCATTTTGTATTGTTCGAATGGCGTTCTTTTACCTTCGTTCATTGGATGAGTGTAAATTGTTCCGGGATATTGCATTTCGATGTAATTCATAACGGCCCTCTGAAGCTGATCTTCACCCTTTAAATATTTTTGATATGGATTTATTTTTGCCATTTTTATATTTCGTTATCCAAAACGCCAATTATCTTCCTAATTTCAGAGCGTTCAAATTCGCCAATAAATATTTTATCATCCGAAATAAGCGTTAATTTATAGTAATCCTTTTTTGTTTTTTTTATTTTAATTTGTAACGCCATTTTTTAATTTTTTATTTTCGTTTTTTAATATATCGTTTTCAATCAAAAGTGAATTATATTTATAAACCATTGATTCGGCGCTGATAGTATAATCATTTATTTCATTAAAAACAAGTTTTTTTAAATTTTCAAATCTTTGATTAAATACTTTATCAAATCGAATCCAATCATCAATGTTTTTTAAGCTATGAATTACTGAAGCGTGATCACGGCCAACGGCTTCAGAAATCACTTTCATTGAAAACCTCGTTGTGTTACGCGCCAACCAATAGAATGCAGCGCGGGCCATTACAATATCCCTTTGCCTTGAGTTTTCACGAATATCAACGTTGTAGTAATTATTTACATTTTTTATTAAATCTTCTAAAGTCATTTTTTATAGTATTAAAGAACCGTCATTATTAAATTCATTCCAAATAAAACCCGATATTATTCCGGTTTCAGCATATATTTTCCAGTCATTAAAAGCACGTTGCCAACCTTTGCGCCCTTGTTGAATCATTTCATCGCTTAACGCGTAAACCTCAACAGAAAACGGCCAATTAGTTTCAACGGCTATAAAGCGAAAGTTTTCAGCCGGAACGCCTAACATATCGGAATAAAAGGCGCATTGTAAATGATAGCCATATTTATAAACATCTCGGCGAAATGCAATTGGTGAATTGTCTTGGCACGTTTTAACATCCGAAATAAAATTTTCAACGCGGTTTAAAACGTCGGGCCGAATGCGAACATCGATGTCATCGTGTTTTTTGTAATGTGACAATTCAATTTCGCCTTTACAATATTTTTGGGCCAAATCGTGGTTTCTAAAATTATCTAAAATCTTTGTGATTTTATTATGTTCATCAAAACCCAATAGCAATTTGCCTTCAGATTTTTTTGATTCGATTTCAAACGCTTCTTTTCCGGCCTTTGTGCGGCGGTCAATCTTTGGCATAATGTGATAATCCTTGTAATAAAGTTCGGGTTCTAACATAGCGCAATGAACCGCTGAACCTAATGCCATTGCAGATGATTCAAATGGCTTTTGTTTTAAGAAATGATAAACAGATTTCTTGTGTATTGTTTTAAGGCCTGAAGCGCTTATTCCGGGTGATGAATGATAAACTTCATTCGCATCAAATTGTGTTTTCATAGTTTTAACAGTCGTTTAAAATGTGATCGGTTTGTTCTTGAATAATACCGTTTAATTTTTCGATTTTGTTTTCCATCGCTTCAATGCGATATTGCAAAAATTTAAGTGTTTCAACGTTCATAGTGTTTAAATTAAAAGGGCCGCGTTAACGGCCCGGTTTGTTATTAATTATTTTGATAATTGCTTTGCTATTTTAAACGCTTTAATAAATGATAATTCACAAGTCATTAGCGTAATTAATAACTCACCTTCTAAGCTGTTGTCTTTAAATGATGTTTTAGCGATAATGTTTGCTCTTGTAGTGTTTGATATTGTAGTCATATTATGTTTATTTTGTGGTTGCTTCGTTGCAACACTTCAAAGATATATATTATTTTAGTTATAAACAAATAATAAACAATTTATTTTCAAAATAATGTAAAAAAAAAGCGATCCCCGAAGGAACCGCCAATTGTTTTGAATGTCAATAATTAATTAAAACGGTAAATCATCACCGCCTTCAGCAACCGGGGCCGCTTCTTGTTTAACATAAGGATCACTTAATTTCAATGAAAAGAATTTTCCTTTTGCGCCATCTTTAACCCAAGCCGCAATTTGTTGTTCGCTGCCATCTTGCAGTTTGATAGTTCCCGAATACTCCGGTTGGTTGTCTGAAGTTTTGTTTGTGTTCTTAAATAAACTTCCGTTTCCATTTTGGTGTTCATACTTTTTGTCAATACTCATTTTTATTTATTTTAAATTAAACTTACTTACTATTTTATCTTTATATTCTTTTTTCATTTTAAAGGTGTTTAAAACCTTTTCCGCTTGGTCTTTAGTAGCTTTTAACGTTGCATTTAATTGCGCTTCCGTTAACCACTTTTTATCATCCTTAAGGGCCGTTGTTTGATTCTTAACGGCGTTTTGTACTTCATTAGCTGAAGCAATTGACGTATCAATTCCGATACCTAAATAACCCAATGCGCGGCCCAATGCTGAAGTAAACCCGTTTTCAACAAATGATGTTTTGTTTATATATGACGAATCGCGATATTCTTGTGAATGTGCCGTTGCAACAAAATGACCTTCGTTATTGCAAATCGTTACTTTAAAAATCCCTTCTTTGTCGTCAATTGAAACAATTGTTTCGTTAATTTGCCAACCTTCAAACTCTGGTTGACTTCTAAAATAAATAAGGCGTTCGTTAACTGTAATGTAATCTTTGCCTTTGATGTTAATGGTTTTCATATAGTTGTTTTTAAATGTTTAAGTTTTCTGTTATTTGGCCCAAATTAAATTTATTCCCTTGCAACAATAGCACTTCGCCAATGGTGAAAGTTTTCGGATTTTTTAATCGTGATTTTAATGTTGGCATTGTGCAATTTAGTAAACCGCAAACCTCATAACGCTTTAATTTTAAGCGTTTCATTTCGCCCTTGAAGTGTTGTTCAAACATATTTTTTAATTGTTTATTTGATGCAAAAATAAAAAAAAACTTTCAATAAAAAAAGTATTACAACAAAAAAAACCGCCGCAAATCAATAAAGATTTAACGACGGCCTGACAAACAAAACAAAAAAAAACCTTTTAACTCGTTATATTAATGACTGTTACATCATCGTCATCATTTGGAACGTGTGCTTTAATTTTATATTCGGCGGCTTTAACGTTATACGTCAATCGGTCAATGATACTTGTTTGCAAATCATATTCAGTTGCTGACCAATTAAACCAAATTCTATTGCTAAACGCCAACGGTTTTATTGCCGGATTTCTAAATGATCCTTCATATCTTAAAACAAATTCACGGTAATCATTGGCAATATTTTGATTTTCAATTTCATATAATGTTTTAAATAAATTACTTGATGCTAAGGCCCCGTAATTGTCGCGAGTTCTTACAAATGCGTCTGTTCTATTAAAAAACTTAGCGTTAAATCTTCTAAAAGATTTTTTAAACGTGTTAAAATTACCATTTGAAATGACCGTTTTAAGTGAAAATTCCGACGGCGAATCTATTTGTGAATTTATTACTTCAAAATTATCAAAATATGTTGTTTCGTAAAATGTAGATGCAGAAGTTGTGTTTTGCATAAAAATTCTTAATTTGACGGCGCCAACGTTAACCCAAGTAATTCCTTCTTTTGAAAATTCAATGTTTAAATCTTCAAATTGATTAAATTGTGTGTGTGTTATTGAATTGTTTTGAAGTGAATTAAAAACCCAATTTTGATTGTCATAATTCCATTCGTGAAAACTTGATGCGTTCCCATTTAATTCAATCCTAATTCTAAACTGAATATTTGCGGGAATTGTTAAATCGTTATCTGAAATATTATATTTTATAAAATATTTTGAATTTAATTTATAGTTTACAATTTTATTAAAATCACTTAAAAGCACGTCATCAGGCGAAAAACAATTTGATTGACTTGTTGTTGGCGCTGTTGAACTTAATTTTAAAGATTTATTTCCTTGATACGCTACTTCATTAGTTGCAATTTCAGCATAATTATTATAAACTGTAAACCCATTTAAACCGTATTCAAACCCGGCGTTATAACTTGCTGAAGTAAAATTTGATTTAATTGAATTTGATGTAACGCTTGCAATTGGTTGTATAAATTCCTTTGTTAAATTTTTCTTTAATGGTGTTAAATCTGTTGGAACTTTTAAAAGAAGTGATTCTTTAGTTTCGGACTGAAAAACACCGGCAGAACTATAATTGTAAACTTTTAAATCTTCATCGTTTTTACTTACTAAAACATCTGTTATTTGCTGCCTAATATTTGTAGGAACAACGCCGTTTGATTGTAATTGATTATAAATATTATTTTTTACATCTACATCAAAAACGTTGGTTGCCTCTACTATATACCATTTATTATTTGATTGGTAAATTCTCATATTATATGTTGACAATAAATCTTCTAATTGAATTTTTGAAGTTCCAATGTCATACCCGTCAACCAATTCATTGAATCCCGGTGAAATTGTGATTGTGTTTGGAAAATATTTATTATTTGTTGGGTTGCCCGGTAATTTAACGCTTGAAATGTCGTTTATAAAACACAAATCCAAATCCAAATCTAAATTTGCTAATATTAATGAAATTCTTTCGCCATCAGTAAGATAAACCGGATTTGAAGGGGTGTATAATGTAGTTAAAGGCGATTCAAAATTGTCTAACGTACCCAAACCATCAAACGCATTAAAAGACACGTTAAACGGCTTTGGTTGTAGTTTTTCAATAAACCTATCAACAACTAAAAAACCACTCCAATAAGCGCCGTATTCAGTACTTATTCCGCTCGCTAATGTATTAACGCAATTTAATGATTCAACAGTACCACCGTCAGCAATAACCCGATCGGCATAAACTTCGGCGTTACTTTTTAAATAAGAAACAACAACTTTATACTCGCGTTCATCAAATTTGTAAAAATCATCATATTGAACGGTGTCCGTTACCATTAAATTTAAAGAACATCTTGAACCAATTATTGGTTTGTAAAAATCGTCTGACGCTTGCCATTGAATTACAACCGGGTTATTAGTTCCCACCATTGGCAAAACCGCACCGGTATAATTCTTTTTTAATATTTCAACTTTTTTTCCGTGTTCTAAAACATCAGAAAATTCTAATCTATATTTTACGCCGTATGCCATTTTTTTATTTTGTTACGAAATTCTGTCGCTTGTTTCTGTCGCTCTTTCAATTGCAATCAATAAATCTTGACCTTCTAATCTAATTTGACCGCCAACGTTTACGTTTGTTGCACCGCCAGAGCCGCCAATCATTCCTTGCAATTTATTTAATGGCGCTATCACTTCCGGATTTGAACGCGCGCCCGGATATTCACCCACAAGGCCCATTGTTGGGCCGCTAACAATACCACCGTCAGCAAACTTTGAAAACGATCCTGAAACCAATGCAGTTGCCCCCGCTATTAATGCCGGTAATACAAACGCCGCAGCCGGCCCAAATGATTTGGCTGATTCGGTTGCGCCACTTATAGAGTTCGACATTGAAACCCTAAGGTTATGCCCAACAATTTTTAATGCATCTTTTGCCATAGTTCCAACAAATGCGCCCATTGCTGAATCTGCCCCGCCAAATGCGTTTGTAATTGCGCCACCTAATGCACCAAAAGAACCCGATATTGATTGATTAATTGATTGCATCATTTCTTGTGCCTCTGTCATTGACATCATAAAGCCAAGAAAACGCGTCTTTTTTTCTTCATAAACTTCGGCTTCCGCTTCAGCTTGTGCCGTATTAAACGCCGCTTCTTGTTCGGCAGTCATTAAATTATTATCAATCGCCAATTGTCGCATTTCTGCAAACTTTGTTTTTATTCTTTCAACTTCTAGGGATTTTTGTTGTTCTTCACTTGCATTAGTAGAATCAGCAAACTGTTGCCTTAAATCTAAAATTCGGCTTTTTTCTTCACTTTCAATTGTAGCTAATGCCGCTGATTTTGCTTGTGTTAATGCCTTTTCCTTTTCTGAACCCTTTTCAACTTTACCAATTAAATCATCGTAATATTTAGTTGATTCAGCTTTTCTTGCTTCATAAGATAATTTGTCGTTTGTAATTAATGCCTTGTTAATTTCATCGCTTATGGATTTTAATTTACTTGTTGCATCTGGATCTAAAACCGGTGTAACAACAAAATCAGTTCCTGAAGATTCAGGCCCGCCACCGTCAGCACTTGGATCAACCGTTGATGTTGCTGTGGCGCCATTATTTACAACTTCGGCTTCAACTTTTAATTTAGCTATTTTTTTAGTTTTCATAGCGTCATTAAAATTATCAACAACTGCACCGCCCAATTCTCTCGCGTTTGCTTTTATACCATCAATCGCGCCTAAAAAATTGGATTTCATTGCAGTTCCTATGCCACTAAAACCGCTTTTTATTTTAGCCATATCAAGGGTGAAAATTCCCATTAAAATATTTCCAACACCACCTAAAACACCCATTGCGGCTTTTCCAAATGCTTTAAAAACAGTTATAATTGTTTTTATTTGAAATTTACCAACTGCAACCATATTTTTAAACATCATGATTAAAGTGTTTACCGCTAATTGTATCGGCAAAGAATTGTTATATAATTCAATAAAGTAATTACCAACTTTAATAAGTGCGGTTTTTATTCCGGCCCAATTTTTATAAATTACAAATGCAATCGCAGTCAATCCGGCAATAATTAAACCAACCGGCCCCATCATTAAGGTAAACGCCGCACCGATTGCCGGCGCTAATGTTATTAACGTTCCTATAATTGCAATGACCGGCCCTAATGCCGCAACAATTCCCGCAAATGCAATAATAATTTTTTGCATTCTTGGTGATAATGCTTGAAATTTTTCAGATAAACCCGTAAAAAATGCGCCAATTTTTTGAACCGCGGGCGCAACCGCCGTCAATATAACTTGACCAACCGATAACAATGACGATTTCATTGCGTTTAGTCCTTGCGTCATTTTAAACGATGCCGATTGCGATGTTTTTTCAAATGCTTTATCAGTTGCACCCATTGAATTGGTTAACGCATCAAATACTTTTCTATTATCTTCTAATCCGGCGCCCGTTAAATCTAAAACACCTTTTAATGCTCTAATATTTGGGAATATTGCCGTTGTATCTTGACCGGTTTGTTTTAAACCGCTTTGAAGCATTTCCAGAGTTGACAAAAGCCCTTGTTCACTAAGTGATTTTTGAACGCTTTCGGTTGACATTCCCATTGAAGCCATTGCCGCCTCGGCTTCAGAAGTTGGTTTTTTTAATGATGCTAAAATTGCCGTCAATTGTGTCGCACCGGTTGCCGCATCAGTTCCCGTTTTTGACATTGCAGCCATTGCCGCACCAACTTGGTCAAAAGAAACGCCCATATTTGACGCCAAAGGAATCACGCCGCCCATTGCACCGGCCAACGCTGACGCTTCAAGTTTACCTTCACGAACCGCAGCGGTTAAAATATCTGTTGCGCCTGAAGCGGATAAATTTTCCGTTCCATACGCATTCATTGCTGAAGTCGATAAATCTGCAATTGTTTTTGTTTCACCTAATCCAACCGCCGCCGCTTTTAAAGACATATTTAAAACATCCATAGCAGCCGAACCCCTTAAACCGGCCGAAGTAATAAAGAACAACGCTTCAGCGGCTTCACTTCCGCTTTTACCGGTATCTACTGCCATTTTCTTTGCGGCTTCACCCATTTCGGCCACTTTATCCGCAGAAACGCCAACAAGCGCTTGTATTGACGTCATTGATTTATCAAAGTCAAAGGCCATTTTAACTGCCGCAGCACCAACCGCCACCAATGGCAAAGTCAATGAAGTTGTCATTGATTTTCCAACAGATTTCATTTTTGCGCCAAATCCTTGGAGTTTTCCTGATGCTGATGAAAGGGCGTTTGACAGTTTTGAACTGTCGCCGGTAATATTTACTTTTAAATTTTGATCTGCCATAATATAGGATGTAATTGAAACAAAAATACAAAAAAAAAGACGCTTTTAATTTAGCGTCTTTTTATTAGTCATTGATTGTGATTTATTTTCAAACGCTTCCATTTCTTGACGCGTTGATTTTGGAATATCTCTTTTTTGTTTTCTTATTTGATCAATTGGCAACGGAAACATTTGTTCCGGTTTTAACATCTGGGATTTCTTCTGACAATTAACATTGTAAATCATTGTTGAAACATATCTTGACTGTTCCCAACTTAAATTAACTTTATTATGATAATATTCCGCCATTAAACCGTTTTCACGCCACGTTTGCCGCCAAAAATCATCGGGCAAAATCCCAATTTGCCCAATATAATAATCGGTTAAAGTTTCAAAATTTATTGTTTCCTTGACGGCTTCGGCTTTGCTGCGCCTTTTGTTTGATTATTTAGTGAATTACCTAATATTTTGGATTCACTCATTGCCTCAACAATGTCATTGATTTTTTCAGCATCAACATCATCAAGCCACGTTCCAACTGTATAAAGGTTGTATTCAATGTCATTTCCGTTTTCTAAGTCGTTTGCTAATGCCGCTGAATAAATCAATGCACGCAATCCATTTAATGAAATACCGGATTCAAAAACGGTTCCAATTTCTTGAAGTGAAACGCCCATTTGTTCGGTAAATTCCGCCCAAAAGTTCATTGAAAAATGTAGAGTTCTTTTTTTGCCGTCGACGGTTATATCAATATAACCTCTTTTTTTGTTTGTCATTTTAAAAGATTTGATTAATAAAAATAAAAAGCCATCGCCTAAAAATAGACGGCGGCTTTTTTATGATAAAAAACTAATGTTGATTAGTTAGTTGATTTTACTATTGCGCCGGTGATTGTAAGTGAACCGCTATAAGTTACAGCCGCTTCCATTTCCGCTGACATTTCAACGCTTGATAAAAACGCTTCTGCCGTGTAAATTGCGTCACCCGCTTCAGACGTTCCAAATACACAAGTTAATTGAGTTCTAGCCAAAAGATAATCAGCCATTTCAATTGCGTTTGCACTATCATCATAAGCAACCAAACCTTCAAAAGATATTTCGCCGCCTTTTACGCCGCCGATATATTCAGAAAATCCCGCTGAATCTTTTGTTGTCGCTTCCGGTGTGTCCATTGACAAAGAAAGTGAACAACTTGTTGTGTGACCAATTGTTGCGCCTTCTACTTTTAGCAATAAATTAGTTCCGTTAAATATTCCAGTTGTAGCCATTATATAAAAATTTTAATGTTATTTAATTTTTTGTAAATATACGAATTATTATTTATTATTAAATTCGAATTATTGGACAATACAAAGTTGTGATTCAGCCATTTTCAAAAATGAACTATATGACGTCAATTCTTCAATTTCTAAATTCAGTAAACTTGTATTGTAATATTGTACTTGATTTATTTCACCGAAAAAATTCCAACTATTTTGATTATTTGCATTAAATGCAAAAGATTTTAAATCAATTGGAATCCCTCCGCTTGTATCTGTAAGCACTAAAAAGCCGTTTACATAAAATTTAAAATTGTCAACCTCCCAAGAAATGGCGATTTTATTTCTAACGTTATAATCAACGTTTGTTGTAATTTCAGAAACAACATCTCCGTTAGCCCTTGAAATAAACAACTTAAATTGTGTGTTATTAGTTTGTTTACTAATAACAACTCTGTTTAAATTTGAATTGTCTGAAATTGATATACTTCCTAGTGTTTTGTCTTTAAAAGATTTTTGCAAATCGACAAACATTGTTGATCCGTAAGGATAAACGCCGTTGCAAAGAAGTGAATTTAATATATCTGTTGTGCCTTTTAAATTCTCAAAATATGTTGATCTTAAACGTAATGAATTTAATAAAACATTGTGTCCGTGACCACCAAATAAAACAGAATTTCCGCCATCTTTGCAAGTTTCTTTTAATCTTGTTTGTGCTGACGTTGTTGTTTGAATATATGAACTTAAATTTTCATACTCACATTGGGCGCCCCAAATAAATACACTTGAATTTGTAACGCTATCAGTACTATCGACTGAACCGCTTACACTCCTTGGCGAAAATAATGATGTTAATGTTTCGGCTTCATCAGTTTCAAAAGAAACATCTAAACGATACCAATCATTGGTATATTTTTTAAATGAAGCGCTTATAAATGAAAAATTATTTCCCGCTTCTGAAGATGTAAAAGTTTCATTACTAAATTGAAACAAGGTATCAATTCTATTGGGATATGTTCCTTGCGCCCTAATTGCAAAGAAATCACCAACATTTTTTTTAACAAATACCGACAAAGTCATTTCAAGCGAATCTTCTTCTTCTTTTGTAAACGTTTTGTTTACGTATGATGCCGAATTTGAATTTCTTGTTATTGTATCCGCTGACAAATCACCGCTTGGTGATATTGTTGTGTTTGTCGTTGTTGTTATATTTAGTTTTGTCCAGTTATTGAAATCTTCCGAATACGTTAAATTATTAACCTTCTGATCTTCCAATAATAAAACCGGGCAACCTCCGTTTGTGTAATCTAAACGCGGCACGTTTGCGTTAACGGTTTCAATAAATCCGCTTTGATTTACGCGCGTTGCTTGGCCGGCCCTTGTGAATGTTGAAAAATCCCCATCCCCATTGACCGGTAAAACAGAATAAACTTTTCCGGCTTTGTACCCACTTGGAATCATTGCCAAAGTTGGATTCGCCATAAATTACATTTTGTGCGCTAAATAATCAATTCCAAAGAATGAATGAACGCCATTTGAATCTAATTCAACGCTTGCGGATTTCCATCCGTGAGGATGATCGGCTTTAATTAATTCGCCATCTTCATCAGTTGAATCGCTTAAATCCCATAAAACATCCAAGTGATAGTTTTCACTTAATACGGCTTCTTTAGTAACTTCACCATCTTCATCAAATTCAGGTTGTTCTAAGACGATATGACCTAGTTTAACGATTGAATGTGAATGCGTTGGGTATTCGTTACCATCTTCATCTTCGCTTACGCCTAAGGCCTTTATTTTGGCTTCGGCAGTTGCTAAATCTTTGAAAAAATACTTTCCTACTTTCATTTTATTAATTTATTTAATTATTTATATTGTTGTTAATGCTTGTAATTCTGCGTTTGATAATCTTGTGTTGTATAGTTTTACATCGTTTACTCTATCGTTAAAAGGAAGATTTTCATTATAATGACTACCTA